AGCCCACGAGGTTGGCGCCGCCCGAGGTGATGGTCCCGCTGAGGTCGGCCGTGTTGGCCGGGACGCTGCTGCCCTGGTCGTTGCCCGCGGCGATAGTGTTGGTCAGCGCGGCCGTGCCGGCCAGGGTCAGGTTGGTCAGGCTAAGCGCGCCGGTGCTGGCGATGCCGCCGCCGGCGCCGCCGGTAGTCCCGGTCACGGCGCTGTTGGCGCCGAAGGTGTCGTTGCCCAGCACGGCCACGTCGCCGTTGTACAGCCCGCCGCCGTTGCCGGAGGCGACGTTGCCGAGCACGGCGCTGGTGGTCAGCGCCAGCAGGCTGGATTGATCGGGGTAGACGTAGAGCCCGCCGCCGTTGCGGTTGGCGGTGTTGCCCGAGACCGTGCTCCCGGCCATCGTCACCGTACGGCCACTGGCGTAGAGGCCGCCGCCGTTACCGTTGGCGGTGTTGCCGAGCACGGAGGTGGTGGTCAGAGCCAGCGTGCTGCCGGTGTTAGCGTAGATCCCGCCGCCGGCGCCGCCGTTGCCGCCGCCGTTGCCCGTCACGATGCTGTCGCTCACGGTCAGTGTGGCTCCGGGGTCGACCAGGATGCCGGTGCGGCCATGTTGGATGGTCAGCCCGCTCAGCGTGACCGTGGGCGTCGCGACCCCGGACTGGCCCACCTCGAACACGGGTAGACCACCATAGGGGTTGCCATTATTGTTGCCGCTGCCGTCGACGACTTGCGAGCCCGAGGCCGGCCCCTGGATGGTCAGGGTCTGGGTGATCTGTAACTGCCCCGCGGTGAGGGTGATGGGCCCCACGGTCGGCGAGAAGGTGACCGTGTCGCCCGGCTGCGCCGCGGCGATGGCGCAGCGCAACGAGAGGCCGCTCTGGTCGGGACAACTGGAGGAGTCGGCGTTGCTCGTGACCGTGAGAGTCATCGCGGCTTGTGGCCGGACGCCGGCGAGGCGCGCCGCCACGTTGGCGGCCAGGAGCAGCGCCCGGGCGATGGCGGGGACGGGGCGCCGTGGCCCCGTGGCGAGCGACGACATGCCGGGCAGCGCCGGACGCGCATGCGCGAGGACCGCCGGGATCGCCGGGACCACGGAGCGGCGCCTGCGCGCGGCGGCCGGCTGGCTGACCGTCCAGGCGTTGGAACGGGCGGGCGCGACGGCCCGCGGGGCGCGGGGCGCAAGGGGCGCAAGGGGCGTGTGGAGCGTGCCGGACGCGAGGGGCGCGCCCTGGGCGCGGACGGCGGGCGGCGCCGGGGCGGCGCCGGTGGTCAGGGCCAGCAGCAGGGCCAGGCGCGCGGGCCGTGACCGGAAGGGCGTCGAGGGCTGCGGGCGGTCGTGTCGCGCGGTCGTGGGGGTATCCATCGGTCGGTCCGGCCTTTCTCGCTATACGGCTATCGCTGGGGGACGCGTACGGGCGTGGCCTTCGCGTCCGCTGTTGTCCACTATAAAGCATCAGCGGCCGGCGCGCTGTCAAGAACGTGGCGCCTCGCGCCTGTACTCAACCTACACCCTACCCCCGTCTCATCGTATTATGAACGATCAGGGGCGCGCTGGACCGGCAATCTTCCGGCAAAGTTGCGGGGCACGTCCCGTGGATAGCGCGTCGTGGAACGTTGCCGACATTCCGGCATTGTCCTTACTGTGTGTCCCTGATGCTCAAACGCTGGGCCTGCGACTGCGGTCGCATGGCAAACCACGGCCGACTGCGGTCGGGTGAGGAATGCACCGCGTCACACGTGGCCCTCTAATAATTCGTTGGCGCGCAAAAGGTGTGGGACGACTGGGAGCGCGGGCGGCCCGCCCGCTTGGCCCCGCGGCACGCGGCACGACCGCGCGTCCGACAGCGACCGCCGCGGATGCGCTCGATGCGGGCGGGCCGCCCGCGCCCCCAGATCAATCAGCCCAGAGCTTCTGCGCGCCTACAATAAGTCTGCACTAACGGCCGCGGCGCGGTCAAAGGCCATGACTCCGCAGGGGCAGGGCCATGTAGGTCTCGGGGCAGGACAGCCGGGCTGGGGTAGGGACGTCTTACATGCGCCCGGTGGCGGTGCGCTCTGGGCGTATGCAAGACGCCCCGACCCTCCGAGAATCGCCCACGTGATCGACAACAACATGGCCCTGTGCGGAGAGCGTGTTCCTTGACAGCCGCCGATGTCGTGCTATAATCGGCTCATAGTAGAACTGATGTTCTACTAACTGGACGGGGAAGACGCGAAGGGAGGCGGCGGAGCATGTAGGGATGCGACAACGGCCAGTTCGGCGGAGGCATGCGAGCCGCCCGCGCTCCCAGTGCGGCGCCGGTTCGCGGTCGATGTCGCGGCATCAGAGGGACAGCGGATGAGGTGAGGATGGGGAGGCGCGGATGCTCGACGGGCGCAAGCTGGCGCGCATGGCGGCCAACCGGGCGCGGGTGCGGCAGGGCCGGACGCGCACGGTGACGCTGGTCTACCGTCGTCCGGATGAGACGGCCTATGTGACGGCCGAGGTGGTGTGGAAGCCGCGGGCCTACGCGGAGCCGGCGGTCTCGCCGCTTCTGGCGGCGGCCACGGGTCACACCGCTGGGCCGGCGGCGCAGCCGGTGGCGGTGCGGGCGGAGTTCCCGCTGGAGACGGACCCGCGCCCTATCTTGCTGGTGGCCGATACGGCGACCGCGACGCCCGAGGCCGTGGCGGCCGCCGCGCGCTACGAGATCATCTCCTACCGCGCCAGCGGCATCGCGGCCAACCGCTGGACGGTGGAACTGAAGAGGCTACGGTAGTTGTCAGTTGCCAGTTGCCAGTTTGTGGTGGTGGTTGAGCGAACGGGCCTGTATAGACGAAGCGATGGTGGGCATCCGATACATCATCGGTATCTCCGGCAACCGGCAACCGGCAACCGGCAACCGGCAACCGGCAACTCGGAAAGGGGGACGCTATGGCATGGCAGCCGCGCTGGCGGCACGTGAGCCAGTTGTTCCGGCACGCGGGCGATGCGCCGGGGGCGCTGGAGGGGGCCAGCGATTGTTTCGAGGCCAGCCTGGCGCGCTACCTGCGCGAGGCGGCCTACCCCTTCGCGGGGGACGACTCGGCGCTGGTGGCGGCGATGCGGCTGCTGGCGACGGGCCAGCCGGACCACTCCGGCCAGGGCTATACGTGGCTGGACCAGGCCGGGCGGGCGCTGACGACGCTGGGCATCGGCTGGCGCTGGACGTCCGGCCTGTCCGAGGCGCGGGCAGCGACCTGGGCCATCTGCTGGGTGCGCGCGGCGCGGCTGCGCACGGCCACGCCCAACCTGACCGACGGCCGACGCGTCTACACCGACTACCCGCTGTGGTGGCTGGGCGGCGCGGACGAGCCCGACCACTTCATTCTGTGGCTGCCCAACGGGTCCTTCAACGACCCGCTGTCGTACTGGAACGGCGGCCGGGACACGGTCTACACCGACACGAGCGTGGCCACGGCCTTTGCCGGCGCGTTCATCCTGGACAGCCTGCCGCAAGTGGTGCGCTCGGCGCCGGACCGTCGCCACAACGGCAATACGACCGCCGGCGGCGCCTTCGGCTCGCACCGTGGTGGCCCAACGTTGGTAGTGAACTGCGCCGAGGGCCTGCGCCTGCGCGAGGCGCCCAGCGCGAGCGCAACCGTGCTGGCGACGCTGCCCGACGGCGAGGCGCTGCGCGACGCCTACGACAAAGAATGCCTGTGGACGTTCGTCTACGCCGGCGAGCTCGGCCTGCACGGCTGGGTGCGCCGGGAGCTGACGCGAGTCGTTAGTCGTTAGTCGTTAGTTGTTAGGGAAGTACTCCCGTCTCATGACTAAAAACTCATGACTAACGACTAACGACTAGAAGGAGAGACGCATGCACGGCGAGGTGGTGCGGCAGGCGCTGCTGTTGGAGTATCAGGCGCTGGCCTTGGCAGGGGCGCCGCTGACGTCGTTGGCGGTGACGTGGGTGGTGCGGCAGGTGTTGCTGCACCTGCGCGACCGGCGCGCCGCGGCCTACGCGGCGCGGCTGGTGGCGTGGGCGGAGCAGGCCATCCCGGCCAGGAGCGCGCGCTATGCCGAGGTGGCGGCGCTGCTCTCGCGGCGGTTTCCCATGTTCTCAGGGGAGCAACTGGAGGTGCTGATCGAGAGCGAGGTGCTGAGCCTCAAGACGGCGCTGCGGGCGGCAGCCCCGGCCGTCGCGGCGGCGGCGACGACGGCAACAACGGCGCGCACGACGGCAACGGCAACGGCGGTCGCGGTCACGACGCCCCCTCCCACGGAGTCGGAGTCGGAGACAGGGACGCCGGACGTGACACCCGATGTGATGGGGCAGAGACAGGGGCAGCCAGGGCTGCGGTTGGGGGCGATGCCGCGGGCCTGCGACTAAAGTCGCATGGCAGGGACCGGCGACTAAAGTCGCTTGAGGGCCAGGATATTGTTGGTTGATGACTATCTATCCGTGGCCAATGTTGCACGAACGCGCAACGCCTCAGGAGACACTTTAGTGTCCGTACCCTGCCATGCGGTTTTAACCGCAGGCCCGCGGCCGCCACGGCTGGGGACAGCAAGGAGGTAGAGATAGACGTGGATGCACCTGTAAGAAAGGGTTCGGGCATACAGGGGTACATGCTGCCCGACGACGGCGACGGCCAGGACGGCGCGGCGTTGGCGGGCATGGGACTGATGCCGGCGCCGGTCGCGCTGCCACGGGGCGGGGATGGCCGCGCGGTGGACACGAGCGGCGCCGCCACGATGGTCGTGACGCAGCCGGCGTGGGGCTGGGGCCTGGCGCCAGCGGTGGGGCAGGAGCCGGTCGATGGGCTGCTGACCGATCTGGAGACCAATGCCGGCGGCTACTGCGCGCGACAGCAGACGGCGGTGCGGCGCGACCAGGGCGAGCGCCTGGGCGACTACGGGCACTACGAGCCGCGGGCGTTCGTGTAGGACTTGCCACATGCCGTTTCCCCTCTCCCGCGCGCGGGAGAGGGGCAGGGGGTGAGGGTTGCCCGCGTGTACATAGACCAACAGAGGAGAGACGAGACCATGACGATGAGTGACAGGGCCTGGCACCCCGGCTATCCCGATCCCAGCGAGACCTGCGAGTCACGCGATGGAGGCACGGCCTACCCTGAGGATCGCTTCACGGCGATGGTCAACGGCGGGCACGTCGACGGCCTGGCCACGCCGGCGCTGCACAGTTACGACGCGGACGGCAACATGGAGAGCTACCTGATCGCCGGTCCGTACAGCGCGGCCAATGAGGCCGGACGCGACGTGGGCGCATTCACCGGAGCGACGGGTTCCGGCGGGCACGTCACGCCAGAGAGCCGCCCGGAGGCGCCTGCGCCATAACGGAGCGGAACGAGTACCGCGCAACGGAGATTTCTCCGCACACGCGGCACGGTGTCTCATGCTCAAGAGGCTTACCGCACGCCTGTGGAAATTGCGGAAGGTTTTCAAGCGAACGGTACGAGTAGCTCGTGGTTAGTGACGAGTGAGGACGAGAGTGGCAAGTGGCTCGTGGTTAGTGACGAGTGAGGTAGGGTAGGTACGCCTACTGCCGATAGCCCACGTCGTTCCTCACTAGCCACTAACCACTCATAAGGAGGAGGCCGTGGAACGGACGGATGGGAGGACGGGCCGGCTGACGATCGTGGCGGCGCTGACGGAGGCGGTCCTCACGCCGGAGGAGCGGGCGGTGGAGGTGGTGTGCATCCGGCCGGGCCTCAGCAAGAACGGCAACTATTACAGCCCGGAGGTGGTGCGCGGCATGATGCCCTTGTTCGAGGGAGCGCGCGCGTTTGCGGATCACCCGGGGCCGGGGGAGCGGCCGGAGCGCAGCGTGCGCGACCTGGTCGGCTTCTATAAGGCGCCGCGCGTGGGCGACGACGGCGCCCTGCGTGCCACGCTGAAGGTGAGCAAGAACGCGGAGTGGCTGTGGTCCCTGATCGAGGAATCGGTGACGGACGGGCACGAACTGGTGGGCATCAGCATCGACGCCGACGGGCGGGTGGCTCAGGGCCGGGTGGAAGGCAAGGCTTGCCGCGTGGTGGAGGGCATCAGCAAGCTCAACAGCTGCGACGTGGTGACGCGGGCCTCGGCGGGCGGCCGCATCGAGCGGCTCTTGCAGGCCGATAACGGCAGCTGGTGGGACAGCTACGAGCCGGACAATGAGCGCGGCGTGGCCATGCAGGACGCCAGCGCTGCCCTGGCCGCCTCCATGGGGGTGGGCATCGACGGGCTGCAGCGCGGGGTGACGGGGCAGCAACTCGGCCATGAGGGGCCGTTCGGCGCGGGCTTTGCCGCGGGCACGGGACTGGTGCAGATGGGGCCGACGGTGGCGGCGGAGATCGCCGGCGGCCGCGTCATGGCCGGTGGGACATATATCACGGAAGGGGTGAGGACGGTGGCGGACGAAGGGACAGGGACAGGGACAGGGGCGGCCGCCGGCGCGGGTGGCGCGACGGCCATGAGCGAGGCGGTCACGCGCTCGGTCGTGCCGGCAGGAACCGGGGCGACCGCGGTTGTGCCGGCAGGGACCGGGGCGCCGAGCGGCGTCGAAGTCGCGGCGTTATTCGAGGCCGAGCGCACGGCATTGCGCGAGGAAGCGCGGCGGGAGCGGCGGTTGATCGAGTGTGAGCGCACGCTGCTGCGCACGCTGAGCGGGGCCAGCTTGCCGACGGCGGTCATGAGGCGCGTCGAGAAGCGCTTCAGCGGCCGCGTGTTCGAGGCCGGGGAGCTGGAGGCGGACCTGGCCGACGAGCGGGCCTTGCTGGCCGAGCTGACGGACGTGGGGCTGATCCGGGGCATGGGCTACGAGAAGCAGATCCGGGTGGGCATGACCGAGGCCGAGCGGCTGCAGAAAGCCTTCGACCAGCTCTTCGACATCCAGGAAGGGGAGCGCGTGCCGCAGCTGGGCGGCATCCGCGAAGCCTACGTGGTGGCCACCGGCGACAGCGGGATCATCGGCGTCTCGTCTCCCGAGCGCCTGCGCGAGGCCGACGTGACCACGGCGACGTTCAGCTACCTGCTGGGCACCAGCATGAACAAGCGGCTCTTGAAGGACTACCAGGCGTGGCCGTCTGAGTGGCAGAAGTTCTGCACGGTGACGCCGATCAAAGACTTCAAGCAGCAGGACCGCATCCGGCTGGGCGCCTTCGGCAGCCTGAGCACGGTGGCCGAGGACACGGCGTACACCACCCTCACGCTGGCGGACACCAGGGCCACGTACCTGCCGGCGAAGCGAGGCAACCTGGTGCCGGTGACGCGGGAGACGATCGTCAACGATGATCTGTACGCCATCCGGCAGATCCCGGGCAAGCTGGCGGTCTCGGCGGCGTTCACCCTGGCCGAGTTCGTGTACGGCATCCTGACCTCGGCGGCCAACATCTACGACGCCAGCCCGCTGTTCACCAATGGCGGGGCGCACGGCAACAGCGCGGTGGTGACACCCGGCACGCCGAACACGGGCGCGGCGCTGGCCAGCGGCGCGATGCAAACGGGCGTGACCAAGATGCGGCGGCAGACCAACCTGGCGGGCAAGCCCATCGGCCTGAAGCCGCGCTATCTGATCGTACCGCCGGAACTGGAATGGCAGGGCATGGTGGTGACGAAGAGCGCGGGGGCGCCGGGAGCGAACTACAACGACATCAACCCGATGCTGGGGTACGCCGAAGTGATCGTGGCCCCTCAGTTGGCGAGCGCGACGGGGTGGTACCTGGCGGCGGACCCGCGGGTGATCGACACAGTGGAGGTGGGCTTCGTGGGCGGGCAGATCAACCCGATCCTGTTCATCCAGGACCAGCCCTTGTTCGGCTCGAACTTCACCAACGACGTGATCACCTACAAGGTCAGGCACGAATACGGCGGGGCCGTCGTGGACTACCGGGGCTTTTATCAGGGGAACAACTGACGAGTGACGAGTGGCGAGTGACGAGTGGCGAGTGACGAGTGACCTTCACTAATCACTCGTCACTAGGGCGTATGCAATACGCCCCTACTAACCACTGGTCGGGGAGGAGGAGCAGAGTGCCACGGAACTATGGCGCGGCGGTCGCGGGCAGCGATCCATTTGTCCTCTTGTCGGACGGGGCGCTCGATCAGTGGGCCGCGGCCCGCGCCGCGGCCGCGCTGTGCCCGGTGGCGTTCATCGGCGACAGCATCATGCGCGGGGCGTCGGCGACGGGGTTCAGCGACAACCACTTCCAGGCCGTGGTCACCAAGGCGCTGCAGGCGCAATACGGCAACGGGGGCGAGGGCTTCCACGCGGTCAGCGACACGACCGACGCGGCCTACGCCGGGGGGACCAACTACTCAGCGAAGAGCCGGCCGTGCTGGAGCTTCAGCGCGGGGTGGAGCGGGTACTACGCCTACGGCATGGCCGGGCAGGCGCACGTCAGCACAGGCAGCGTGGGCGCCTACGCGGTGGGTCAGTTCATCGGGACGGCGGTGGACGTGTGGGTGGGCCTGAACGGGGGCGGCGGGCCGTTCACCGTGCAGATCGACGGCGTGAGCTACGACAAGAACGGCGTGGCGGGTGGCGGCGCGGGCAACCCCAGCTGCAACAGCGGGAGCATCCAGAGCCCGGTGGTGGCGGTGAGCATCAGGGGCCTGGCGCCGGGATCGCACAGCATCACGCTGACCACCGCGAGCACGCAATCGATCATCCTGCACGGGATCGTGGCCTACAGCGGGTCCGGACGGGGCGTGATCCCGTACCCGATGGCCTTTGTCGGTCGGGGCGCGTGGCAGACGGCCGTCAACGTGACGGCGGACACGCCCAAAGGCAGCCTGGAGTTCGTGACGCCGCAGCCGAAGCTGGTGGTGTTCGGGCACATCGTGAACGACATGCAGCAGCTGATCGCCTACGACACCTTCGCGTTCCAGGTGCGGCGGTACTGCGACTCGGCGCGGGTGTGCGGGGCATCGTTCGTGTTCCTGATCCCGTTCATCGGGCCGCTGGCGGGGAACTGGCTGAACCTGACGTACGCGCACTACTACATCGACCGGGTGTACGCGTTGGCGCGGCGGTACGGGGCGGCGGTGCTGGACATCAACGCGGCGTGGGAGGCGCTGGGCGCGGCGGGCTCGGGGGGACTGATCGCCGGCGGGGGGAATAGCCATCCGAACGACGCGGGGCACGCGGACATTGCCGCCCGGCTGATCGGGCTGCTCATCTAAAGGAAAGAGGAGAGAGGGATGTACACCGCTCCGGTGCTGCCGACGGCGATCGAGGGGCTGCAGATGGATTCCACGGCGCCGAACAACCAGCCGACGCCGAACCCGTGCATCGCGGCGGGGCGGCAGTTGTGCGTGGCGGGGCAGACGGCGAACACGAGCGCCGGGAGTGTGGCCAACCAGCAGGTGGGGACGTTCAGCATCCCGGCGGGGACGGCGAGCGGGGGCATGGTGGCCGTGCCGAACACGCTGGTGGGCGCGGGCTCGCTGGTGTTCCTGCAGGTGCGGGGGAACGGCGGGACGATCACCACGGTGGCGGTGACGGCGCTGACAGCCGGCACGGGGTTCACGGTGACGGTGTACGGGAGCGGGGCGACGACGAGCGCGGTGGACTGCTGGTACCTGATCGTGAACTAGTTGCCAGTTGCCAGTTGCCAGAGGGTTGCTGACAACTGACAACTCGAAGGAAGGGGGTAGTGTCAGATGGCTGGACAGACACAGGACGCCAAGAAAGTGGCGGCGGCTGCCGTGGGACACGACGTCGATGAGCGACACGAGCGAGGCGATCGCGACCTGGGCGATCACTCCCTCGACGAAACCCGTCCCACTGGCCACTGGCCACTGGTCACTGGCCACTCGGAAGACCTGGCGCTCTTCCGGCGCGTGGAAGCGGAACTGACGGCGTTGCAGGGGGAGATCCGGGCGCGAGCGGAGCAACGCGGGCCACACGGGCGGCGGCTGGCGCGGCTGGCCACCGAGGTGGAGGATGCCCGTTTGCAGGCGCGCGAGGGCGTGCACGAAGCGCACTTTGGTCAGGGACAGGGGGCGTAGGGAGGCGCCATGACCCTCATCCTTGCCTACACGCCGCCGGGGTCGCCCGGCGGGCATCCCACGCTGGCCGAGGCGGTGGCCGACCTGCGGCAGGACCTGTTTGACTGTACGCAGGGGATCGGCCCCGCCGATGCCGCGCTCGGGACACCGCCCCCGCCGCCGCGCTGGCGCGATGACGCGCTGGCGCGCGCGCTCGACCGGGCGGTGGACGAGTATTCGTTCGTGGCCCCGCTGGTGCGCAGCGTGATGACGGCGACACTGCCCGGCGTGCGCGCCTACGGCCTACCGGCGGACGCTTGGTGGATCGAGAGTGTGGAGTATCCCAGCGCGCTCTATCCACCGCGGCTGGTCCCGTTCGAGGAGGTGGTGACGCCGGGACTCGGCGCACCGGCCGCGCCCCTGGCGGCGGCGTCGGGTCTGGCCGGTCCGCTGGCCGGCTCATATGTCTGGAGCGTGACGTTTGTCAAGAGCGGCGGCGAAACGTTGCCGGGGCCGGCCTCGGCGCCACTGACCTTGTCGGGAGCAGCGGCCGCGCTGAGCGCTCTCCCGCTCGGTCCTCCAGGTACGGTCGGCCGCCACATCTACCGCGCCACGGTCACGGCCGCCGCGGGTGGGCCGGTGACGGGGATGCCGCGGCTGGCCGGGCAGGTGCTGGATAATACGACGACGCTGTGGGCCGATGCGGTCCCCGATGGCCTGCTGGGGGCAGCGGCGCCGGGGACCGACACCACGGCGAACCTGCCGCAATTCGTGCTGCGCCTGGCGCCCGGCCGTGTCCCGACCGATACGAGCGGGGTGCTCACCGTGACCTACGCGGCCAAGCACAGCCTGACCCCTGCCGGGACGAGCCTACCGGAACGGCACCACGACGTGGTGCTGCTGGGCGCGGCGGCCTATGCCATGCTGGCTTACCAGGCGCCGACCAACGACTTGTTCGAGTACCAGGACGGCGAGTTGCACGACCGCGTGGACGAGCATACCGTCCCGGCCGCCTGGCTGGCGGCGGCGACGGCGATGCTGGCCCGCTTCACCGCCAAACTTGACGAGATCAAGCGGCAAAACAACGCCGGCATCGCCGCCGTGGCCCGCTGGGGCGACGTGCCGGTGGCCTGGCAGAGGACGTGACGGAGTGACGAGTGGTTAGTGGCTAGTGACGAGTGAGGTAGGACGGGAGTGATTAGTGGCTAGTGACGAGTGAGGTAGGACGCGACGGAGTGACGAGTAGTTGATTGGGGAGACTGTTGAGGCGCATTGATCATTGCGGTTTTGGTTGTGACACAGAGCGTCGCGGAGGCGCTTCCTCACTCGTCACTCGTCACTCGTCACTCGTCACTCGTCACTCGTCACTCGTCACTCGTCACTCGTCACTCGTCACTCGTCACTCGTCACTCGTCACTCGTCACTCGTCACTCGTCACTCGTCACTCG